AGCAATTACAGTTCCGCATGACGGTGTGCCTAACCCAATAACAGGTTTACCAAACGTCATTGAAATTGGTGAGTGTGCTTTAGGTAATACGGCAAACCTTTACGAGCGAATTAATGTTGTTGGTTTAACACTTGACGGAAACTACACAAACAATATTGCACCAACAACTGACCTGTTTGGTCACGGCATGATTTTGACTAAAGCATCGCATTGTTTTATTGACGATGTGGTAGCTAAAAATTGTTTTTTAACTGGCGTTGATATTGTTATTAATTCTAATTACAACACAGTTAATGTTAAAACAATAGACTGCGGAAATGCTGATTTAGGTGGTGGGTCTTATTACCCAAACTTTGACATAAATTCTTCTAAGCATTGCCATTTTAATGTTGTATCTGAAGGCGGAAAATACAGCGGCAGAATGTTAGATAATTGCTGGGGCAATACGCTTACTTTAACTGGCTATAACCCACTTTACACAGGACTTGTCTACGACAATCAATCAGTAAATTTTAGTTATGCCAACATTATCAATGTAACAATCGTTGATGGGTGCACACTAGGTCAAGGCGTATCAATCGGTGTTAACTGTTCAAATTCACAGATTAACGCCACAATTCAAAATGTGGACGGAGTCGGATTTTTTGTAAATGGTGGTGCAAGTTTACCAGCTTCAGGAAATACATTTAACGTTAACACATATCAATGTGGAGCAGCTGGGGTCTCGGCTGGTGCAAACTGTAATTACAATCAATTTAATATTGTCTCAAAAGAAGATGGTCGAGCTGGTGTTTCTGGCAGTAGTTTTGCTATCGATTTTGACGGTTCAGACAATAACCAAATTAAAGCAATCATCCAAGAAGGTGCTGTTAGCCAAGTGCGTGGGCTAATTTTTAGGTCTGGGGCAAATAACAACTCTTTGGTTGATTTTATATTTGACTCAAACCTTGTTGAAGTAGTCAATAATTTAGGCACAGGAAATTTTATCAATTTTCCAGAAGGCGTGGCTGTTTCGGTTGCGTCTGCGGCAACAATTATAATTCCATTTAACGGAAGCCTTATCCCTATTACAGGTACGTCTGATATTGCGGATATTTTTGCGGGCGTTAATGCAGGAAGATTGATAACCCTGCAATTTGCTGATTCATTAACGGTGTTTTCAACTAGCAACATTAAATTGTCTGGCGGAGCTAATTTTAGCGCAACGGCTGATGATACCCTTACATTGATTTGTGACGGCACAAACTGGATTGAAGTAGCACGAACAGTAATTTAACCCTTGATTTCATTCGGAGAATGTTATGGCTTTAGAAAAACTAGTAGTAGTAGACCGCATAGAAGTACTTGAGAACGGTAGCGTACAAGTACGCACCAAGACCGCAATCATGGAAGATGGCAAGCAAATATCAGGCACATTTCACCGTCATGTAGTAGCACCAGGAGATGACTACAGCGCAGAAGACGCACGGGTACAAGCCATTTGCCAAGCTACTCATACCACAGAAGTAGTCGCTGCGTACCAAGCTGCACAAAATGATACCGCTCGATAAAGTTGCTCATTTTTGGTCAGGACTAGCCCTTATGCTATCAGCCTCGCTATTCTTTGGTTGGGGCATAGGGCTATGTATTGCTGTAGCGGCTGGTCTAGCTAAAGAATGGTTCGATAGTTTAGGCTACGGCACACCTGACATATGGGACATCGTTGCAACACTTACGGGCGCTGTATTAGGCGCTATACTATACTTAGTTAAATTTTATTTGGTGTGAGCAATGGAAGAACAGCGACTGGCTAGAATCGAACAAAAACTTGATAAACTTTCAGAAGCTGTGGTTTCCTTGGCTCGTATGGAGGAGCGTATCATTACATTATTTAATCGTATGGATACGTATGATACGAGACAGCTAAACATGGAAGACCGTGTGGCTGAGATTGAACGCATAAGCGTTGGGCGTGGTGCAATCTTTAAGTTGGTCGATAAACTCATTTGGATAGTCGTTGGCTTATCCGCTGCGGTGTTAATCGAAAGTTTTATAAAGCGTTAATACTGGAGTTCTAATGAGCGACAGAATCAAAGATGTCGAATTTATAGAAGCATGGAATCAACTTAAATCTGCATCAGCAGTCAGCAAAAAACTCAATCTCGAAGTAAGAGGCGTTTACATTAGACGTAGACGAATTGAGAATAAATACAAAATACGTTTAGTTGCAGACCACAAAGACGCTCCAGATTATTACGTTCGTGACTACATGAGTCGCATGGATGTGGACATAGACGATGCAACTATCTTCATAGCAAGTGACGCACATTACTGGCCAGATGAAATATCCTCAGCTCATAAAGCGTTCGTAAAACTTGTCAAAAAGCATAAGCCTGAAATTATCATAATGAATGGCGATGCTGTAGATGGGGCTTCAATCTCACGTTACCCTAAAGCATCTTGGTCAAATGTTAAGATGCCAACCGTTAAGGAAGAGCTAGAAGCGGTTGCAGATAGACTAAACGAGATAGAGAAGGTTGCAGGTAACGCTAAACTTATTTTTACGCTTGGTAACCACGACATGCGGTTCGAGTCTAAGTTGGCTAACCTTGCACCTGAATACGAGGGCTTGCCAGGCTTCTCGCTTAAAGACCATTTCCCACGTTGGCTATTCTGCATGTCAGTTATGGTCAACCGTAACCTTATGATCAAGCATCGGTACAATAATGGTCTTCATGCAACTTACAACAATGCTTTAAAGTCTGGCACGTCAATCGTGACGGGTCATCTACATCGCTTACAAGCAACAATTTTGTCGGATTATAACGGAACAAGATGGGGTGTGGACACAGGCACATTAGCCGAGGTTGATGGTGACCACATGGGTTACGGTGAAGACAATCCTAAAAACCATTGTTCAGGATTCGCCGTGTTGTCTATTCGCAATGGTAGACTTATTCAACCTGAGTTCTGCGCTGTGCTTGATGGCATTGCTTACTTTAGAGGTAAACCTGTATGAATTTAGTCCCAGATGTTCAAAACTGGTCTAAGTGGTGGTCAATTAGGCTATCTATATTTGGTGGCTCATTGTTAACCTTTTTGGAGTTATTTCCCCATCATGTCGCTATTGTCATCAATTCTCTCCCGTCTCTCGTTACCGAAAACGTTGGAAGCGAAGTCCTCAAAGCCATTGGAATCGTCTGCATCGTTGCCTCCCCAATCGCTCGAGTCATCAAGCAATCAAAACTTGATAACGCAAGCGACTAAGCAGATAAAGAGGCATGAGGGATTTGTAAGTAACGCTTATAAGGACTCGCTTGGCTATTTAACGATTGGCTATGGTCGCTTAATTGACAAGTCTAAGGGTGGTGGCATTACAGAGGCTGAAGCTGAGTATCTATTAGCTAATGATGTCAATGGTGTCTACGAGGCTGTGAGTCGCTCTATACCGAGTTTTAAGACACTCAATGAACCAAGGCAATCCGTATTATTAAACATGGCGTTTCAGATGGGTGTGCATGGTCTGATGCAATTTAAAAGCACACTAAAGCTAATTGAGATTAACGATTACGATGCCGCAGCAGATAACATGCTTAAATCTTTATGGGCAAGCCAAACACCTACCCGAGCAAAAGAGATGGCAACTCAGATGAGGACTGGTAAATGGCAATCTGGTTAAAGTTTAAAGGCTATCTTCTTGCTTTGGCTGGGGCTGTATTGGGCGTTCTAGCGATTTATTTAACAGGTCGTAAACAAGGGTATGACTCTGCTGAAAATGCTATGAGAGAGGCTGATAATGCACAAGCAAGGAAGATTGAGGATATTGCAGACCGTGTTCGCAGGGCTGATGGTGACAACGCTACTGCTATTGAACGGTTGCGGGTCGCTAAAAGGCTCAGAGACCTCTAGGGCGGTTTGTAGAGAGCTAGAGAGAGACTTGCCTACCTACTCAGTTAAAGACACGTTAGCAACGCTAGAATCAGGCGCAAAGTTCATTGATGTATTCAATGCAATTTGTGGTGTGGCGAATCCTCGATGAAGCACGATTCTCTGAGAATAAATAAAACTATTGGGTCGCTGACACCCAACAATTCGCCACGGTAAAACTATTAACTTTTTTGCTTTAGTTCTGCTTCAAGTTCTGCAATGCGAGCAACATATTGAGCAATCAAATCAGCTACATGTGTATGCTCAATCAACTGAGTGCAAGGGTAGCATAATTCAACAGTCATAAGTAGCGATGTGGTTTTGCAACCTTTAAATAGGCATTTCATTTGACAATCAGTCTCTTAGATTCACAAAGCCAACCAATGCTTTTGCGATGCGCTTCCTCCCACATCTCAACACGTTCCTGTTTGCTCATGTCTTTACCTTGGTCAAGTTCAAGATGGCAAACATAACACAAAAACGCAATACGATAATCATGCGCTTTAAGCCCACGACCTTTGCCATCTCGCAATTGATTTGAATGAGCCGCCACGACATCGCCATTATTGTTTCGTTGACAATTCATGCAAACTGGGCATTCACTAGCCATTTTAAGCAGTTTAGGATTTCGATAGATTCCAGATGACACGGATATTATCCTGTAATGTTTGTGCGGCTTTTTGACCACGAACTTTAGTAACTGACTCAATGTATAGCTGTCTGTCATTAAGTTTAGTTAGTTTAAGAACATGACGAGCTTCACACCATGCTCGCCACTCCTCTGAGCTTGAATCAATTATCTCACCCAGAGGGGTCTTAACTGGGTTCAATTGCAAGTCGTATTGCAGTTGCCACCAGCGTAACAGCAAGTCATGCAGTAGACTGTTTTGCCATTGATTGTATAACTGTGACTCGTACAGGCTGCCCAAACTGCGGTGGCTGATAAAGAGAGAAGGATTACGGCTAATATTTTCATCTGTTGTGTTCCTGAAAAGATAATACTTCATTAACAAAGTCCGAGAACTCTTCTTTAGAAAGCTCGGTGGTGGTTGCGTCAGCCTCTACTAACTGACCGTTCGGTAGTTCAATCATGCGACCTGACAAGTACCTCTGCTTGAAGTAGACATGCCACACTTCAGGGGTAAATGCCTTGCCGTTTAAGAATGTACTTTCGGCTATCTCGTGAACAGCAGTCCAGTACAAAGCGTTTTGCTCAGTTGTGCGATTCGCTTGTTTTATCTCAACCACATATCCATCAGGCGCTTGTGTTACCATTTGAATGACACGAGACCTGTCTGCGGTGAGGGTAACTATTGCCTTTTTCATTTACGTTGCACTTTGTACGTTGCCATAAAGACTAATTTTTTGTTTTTTTCTTGCACCCATTTCCTGTAATTTATCCTGAATTGGCGTCTTTTAACTTCAGTTATGACGTGTCCAGTTGTTTCTTTGTCAAACATTCTATCAACTGTGTGTTTTTGGAAATAGTCTTTATCAATATCTAAAAAATGCAAGTACACATCAACGTCATCACTAAACAGAAAATCAAAAGCACTTTGTGTTATTGGGTTAAGTTTTTTACTTGACCTGTCTTGCACTTTCATTGCGTCTAATACTGCTTGCTTAATGATTGCACTTAGTAGCCCTTTATGCCCGTTGATGTCATCTTGCATGACGCTTGCCTTTTGTCCAACCAAAGGGGTCGTGTGCTGGTAGCAATTCCAATAGATTACCCATCGGCATATCCTCTGATTGATGTAACAAGTGTTGCTTTTCAGGGGTGATGTACATCCATTTCATTGATTTACCAATGCTTTTCTTGCCTTTCATAATTAGCTTTTGTTGAATAAGCTGATTCATAATGCAATGAGCTACACCACTACTCAACACAAAGGTAGCCATAATATCCCTACTTGTGCGGGGTTTGTTGCAAAAGTCAATTATGGGTTGCCTATCTCTAGCTTTTCTCATTTGCTACCTCAACTTCTATTAGCTTTTCTATAAAGTGAATGGCTTTGCGTAAGTCATCAACGCCACCCTTTTTACGCCACCGAGCTAGGTACTTGACTGCTGACCCGTCTAAATAGCCTAAGTTCCAACTTACAATTGCATCCCAAGGTTCTATTGAAGTTTTGTAGTGGTTGCCACCAACTTGTTTATCATTTGCGCTCATACGTCACCTCAAAAAGGTATGTCGGAATCGATGTCAGCTAAAGATTGTTCTACTGGCTTTGCAACAGGTTGAGGTGTTCGCTCTACTTGCCCACTAATTAAATGCAAGTCATCTACTATTGCAGCCATTTTTACTCCTTGACCATTTTTACTTTCATACTTTTCTATATGAATTTCACTTAAATAAACGCTAACTTGAATACCTTTTGTAAGTTGTGGGGCTAGTGATTCAGCACGTTTTCCAAACATGACAGCATCTACCCATTGTGTGGGTCGATTACCATCTTCTTGTTTTTTCCCATAACTGTAAGCTAAAGACAAGTTGGCAAAAGCCATTCCGTTTGGTGAAAACTTCACCTGAACATCTTTTCCAATGCGAGCTAAAGTGTGCATTTTTGACATAATAATTATTCCTTTTCTAGTGAGTAAACTGCGATGTTTTTGCCATTGTTTAAGCGTTGCATACGCTTTTTAATCTTGTGTCCAGCTTGTCGTAACCTATATATTCTTGCAGCTAACCGAAAACAGCCAAACTTTTTTAAAGCGTCTATGGCTGTCAGTTCACCTTTTTTTAGTGCCTCTAATGTCATGTCTTCTTGGCTCATCATTGCACCTTTTTATATAGTTCAATAATTTTGGAATCAACCTCTGCTAAAAACTTAATAGCTTCAGCCTCTATCTTTGCAATTGCCTCATCATCACGCTCTATACGCACCACAAGCAGTTTTAATCCATCGGGTAACCTTGGGTCAAAGCTAACAAAATCACACCACTTGCGACCCGTGACAGCCATCTGAGACATCATCTGTGTCATGTACTTAGTTGGTGGCTTTTGAGTTTCTATGTACTCTAAGTGTATTGCCGTGCTGTATGGGCATTTAATCTCGATTAATCCGTCATCACCTACCAAACCATCAGGTGAGCACCCGAAGTTTTGAATTGTAGGGTGGTCAACAAATGCCACTTGGTCAACAAAGTTATAGCTAAAGACCTCGTACGCAGCTCTAGCCTGTGGCTCTGTCTCGACACCCCAAGACATAGCGGCATTACTGTATGAATCCGTCTTGCTACCTGTTAAACGTTCTGCAATCAGGTCAGCACGTAGATTCTTGCGTGACATAGATTCGCCAGTCTTAACGGTTGCAAGCATATCTGCAACACGAGAAGCGGTCAGCTTGCCTACTCTGAGCGCTTGCC